TCATGGATAAGTTTTTCCATTCTTCTTGCAGCTTTTTGTGCCGGAGAGATTTCTAAAACTTGTGGATTTGGTTTAAGTCCTTCAACTAAATTATCTTCAACTGAATCTTCTAAAGTTTCACTGAACATACCTTTACCAAAAGTAGCTCCCGGATTTAAAGTACGTCCATCACCTTCATAACCTACATCATAAGGATTATCAATTCTATTACCTATATCATCTGGTATAGAACTTTCTAATTGAACTTGAGGATTATTTATATCTAGGTGAGCATGTTCTAATTCACCTTCAGGTATTTTAGTTTCTTGAATACCAATCGGAAACTTACCTGTGCCAAAAATAACATCTACTAATTGTCCAAAAGCTGCTAAGACTTTTGTTTTAGTTATCTTGACAAAAATTCTAGATTTTTCTGAATCTCTAAATTTAACTGATTTATTATAAAGACCTCTGTAATTTTCGTAAGATTGTAACCATCTTTTTTCATCAGAGTTTCTAGCTTCTTCGGCTTGGAAAAAACGGCTTTGAATAATACCAACTAAGTTTTGTTTCTGGTCTAGCTCTAAAGTTAAATTCTTTCCAGCTTCGCCTTCAACATCCTCATAAATGTTGTCTGCATTTAAAAATGTATTTTCGTTGTCTGCCATTTACCTTAATATCCAAATTTTGAATCAGCAGGACGATGCATCTCTCTCTTTAGTCCTCTAATTCTTTCTAACGGACTATCCACTCTTGGTCTGCTCATTATTAAATAACGTAGAGCATCATAAGCGTGGTCCGAAGCATGTGTATCTACATCCTCCGGATTAGTTTTAGACAAAGGTATGGACTGTAATTCTCGTATTAGATTTGGGCAAGTATTAAATATCTGTAACCTTGGTCTACCGTTTTCTTTTATTTTCAGGAACTCATGTATTTGAATTTTACCTTGAATCCTGTTTTTATCAGCTCGTCTTAATTTATGACCAGCCTTAACTAAGGCTTCTCCAACAGTAGGACCAGTAGTACCGGTTCTAGCCCATGCGGCAGTATCTAATACACCCGGGACCGATAAAGGGTCCTCAAGTTCCATATTCCCTATTATACTGCCTAATTCTTCACCTGTCAAGCCTTTTTTGTATAATTCACGGTATATTATTAAAGTTCCATCATTTATGTCTATAGCACCCCACAGACAGCAAGATTCAGCTGCATACCCATAGTCAATCCCTTTAACTCGTTCCCAGTGTACAGGAATCTGAAAAGGAGTAACAATATGCTTAGTATTATCAAACTCTACAAAGGCTGCACCTTCGGCAACATCCCAGTTTCCTTCTAGTAATTGTCTTCTTTGAATAGGTGGTAAAGATTTAAGCATCTGTTCATAAACACCATCTTTAGCTAAGTAAGGGTTGTCTACTAATTTAGCCGGAATAAACTTTCTGGTTAAACCATCTGTACCTAAAAAAGATTTATTAGATTCGTAAGGTTCAATATATCTTTTCTTTACCCAAGAAGCACCGGCTCCACCGGGGTTAGCTGTACATCTTAAGTAAGTTTTAATGGAAGGGTCGGTGGTCCTTAGACGAGAAGCAAGATAATTCCAACTAAATTCCGTAGGTAGATGTGTGATTTCATCAAAGCCAATCCAAGAATAGGCTTGACCTTGGTATCTATACACATCGGCATCTCGTTCTAAGAACCCAAATTCTATTTTAGCACCACTAGGAAAATTCCACAACTTCTCTACTTCTCTAAACTTAGCACCGGGAAATGCTTGGGGATATAGTTCACGAGATTTATCAATCATCTCACGAAGTTCTGGCATAGACCTTCTTAATATTAAAGCACGATGAGCTTTTTTATGAGCATACCTAAGAGGGTCAACTAGCATGGCATAAGATTTACCACCACCAGCAGCTCCGCCATAGAGTACATCTTTTTCATCGGCAGCTAAGAAATCTGTTTGTGGTCCTTCATTGGCATGAAAAACAACATTAGCTTCTTTTAACTGTTCTTGAACATCTTCAGGTACTTCAGATAATTTATTTTCAGTAACAACATTAGAAGTTGTTTGTTCGGTAGCTTTTTTAATAACTTCTTCTTGAGCTTTAATAGTTTGCTCTTTATTATATAAAGCTTTTTTTTGTTTGGCTAATTTTTTTTTACGCTGAGCAATTTTCTTTTTGTGTTGTTCAGCTAGTGAAGGGTCTGAATCTAGATAATTCTTGAGGGCAACATGAGAAATGCTACGCCCTGCTTCTTGAGTAATTAAACGAGCAGCCTCTCTTAGAGAATACTTCTGTTCACTAACGCCTTGTAGATATTTTTTTAAGGCTTTGAGTTCTTTAGGTATGGGTTTGAGATAACCCTCGATGTCACTTAGTTCGTAACCAAAAGGAATAGTGTGACTTTTTCTTACTAGGTAATCTTTTGGTATGTCTTTCATAATCTTAAAAGCTGGGTCTTCCAGACATTAAGATGGAATAAAACATCTGGAAAACCTCTTACGCTGACTCAGTCTTTCGACTTCGTGCCTTTACTAAAGATAGCATCCCAGTTTTCTTCAAACTTTTTTCTATCTCTAATTGGTCGTTGTTTAGAACCTTTACCTAAAAAAGTTCCGCTTTTTAATTTTACCGGTTTGTCTTCTCTTCCTAATAAAGCCATGTTATTTCTTTTTCTTGACTAAATCTTTATGTACCATTGTATAGGCTTCATTCTTTGCTGTAGTTTTATCATCAGCTATATATCTACCGTTTGCATCACGGCTTCTAACTTTTACCCAGCCAAAGAAGTTACCAACTTTTTCCCAAAAACTCATCTTTCTTCTCCTACCATTTTACCTTATCAGCCCAATATGCTGCAGACATTTTACCTCTGGCAATATTCTTAGCATGTCGAGCCTTAAAACTTTTACGTTTAGCTTTCATTCTATCAGACTCACCAGCTTTAGGTTTGCCTGCAGTCTTAGCTCCTTTTTGTCCGAACCGTATAAGTTTAAGTGTGTGTCCATCTTGAGCAAGTACCATGTGTGATTTAGTTTTATGACCGGGAGTTCTTTTAGGTTTATTAACTCCTGCTAAGTTATGTTTCTTTAATAAAGAGGCTTTTCTTTTTTCGTGTGCCATTATCCTACTCTTCTATATTGTCTAGTTTTTTTCGCAATTTTTTTAGGTTGTTTAGAATGTTGTTTACCTTTACGAGTATCTGCTCTTTTCTTTCTAGTAGTAGCAGCATACTCTGCTGGAGTTAAAGATTCACGGGCTGCTTTAGGCAGATAACGTTCTCCAGTTTCACTAGATTTTTTACCCGACTTAGTTCCCCAATCTTGTTTAGTCCAACTTCTAAGACTTCTTTGTGACTTTTTTAGTTCTGACATTTCTTCTTTTCTTAGGTTTTGGTTTAGTAAAACTAAATAAATTCTTAAACCAAGCTACTATATCTTTCCAACCAAAATACATTATTTGTATCCTCCTCCTTTTGCTTTATACTCTTTAGCCAACATCTGAGCTTTTCGAGCTGACCATTGACCAGCTTTACCACCTTTCGTACCAGCTTTAATCTTATTAAAAAGACGCTTACGCATAGTAGGCTTAGTATAATTACCAGCTTTATTAACTGTTGACTTTCGCTTCTTGTTCGGCATATTCTACATCTATAGTTTGTTTTTCAGGGAGAATAAAGATTCCACCCTGAACATTATGGTTGACATCAACCCTTTCTGTTTTCCCTAGTCCAACTCTATCAAGAACTGTTTGAGCAGCTTGTAGTTTTACATTGGCTTGAGGTATGGCATCTGCAGCTGTCATAACTTCAACAAGCTTAAAAGCTGCTTTAGGTGCTTCCCTTGCAAGTACATTCGAGGCTAATTCGACTATTTCTTCTTTTAAACTCTTTATTACTTGGTAGTGATTTCCTGAGTATCCAGCAAGTTCCGCAGATAGTTTTAAATCTCCTTGCGTTTCAAGGATATTATCTAAAAACAATTGTTGTTTATCGGTTAATTTTCTATTAGCTGGTAAATTACTCATATATCTTATTATAGAACTTTCTCAAGTTTTGTCAAGAGTTAATTTAAAATACCAATAATGAGGGTAAGGTATTGACAAAAACAAAAACCAAGTGTATAATAACATTGTAGGTCGCCCGGGTTAAATAGTAACCCAGAGAAACTACTTCTAAAGTCTCAACAATCCCCCTCAGATACTCTCCCAAGGCTCACTAAGCCCTGATAAGTTACACTGGAGCCGAACTAACCTACTGTCTTAACACTGCAAAACTTCTAAAAATGTAGAAGCACTACATATATATAGGGGGTACGGGGGGGTGGCTCTGGCAGGGGGTATCTCTAAAGGACTTCAGAGCCTTTGTAGTGCCGTTCTAAGCTCTACAAAGACTTTACAGGACTTCAAAGCCCATAAGGTAAGACTTAACAAGCATACAGAGGGCTATAGAGTCTGTAAATTAA